AAAGAAAATGGTTGGTCTGATGCAGAAATTTTTGAAATGTTTAATAATCCAATAAGGATTAGACTTATGACAAATGTACCAAAATCTGCTTACACATTAAGTCCATATAAGGAAAAACCAAATGGAACTTAATGCTAAAAACCACAATACTGATCCTCAGTACATTAGAGGATTAGTAGATAAAATAGGTCTGTCGCAAAGGGAACTTGCAAGGCTTATCGGTGTCAACGATAGGTCAATCAGACATTGGATTTCAGGAAAACCTATCCCTTATCCATGCCAATTTGTTTTAGAGTATTTAGCAGAAAGGAAGAAGATTGTCTTTCTACTCGATGAAGTCATAGGCGAACTTTCTAATTTAATTAATGCTAATAAATTATTTGGTGGCTACGTTATCAAAAGAGAGACAGTTGCTCTTAAAAATATAAAGAAAAAAATAAATTGACACTACAATAGAAATATATAAAATCACTATATACTGCACATAATAGTCAGTTTAATACCCACATCTTGTGGGTTTTTTTTTATTCACATAACTGTGAGGAATCATGGAAACAACGAAAGTTACCGAAGTGCTTGCAACACTAGCCGATGTTATTGAAACAATGCCAACGGCACAGATTTGCATAGTGAGCTTTAACTCTCAGCCTTTGCATACCCGGCAGATATATTACCAAGTGACCATATCAAGGGATCACTTATCGCCATCAAAAGACTATATTCGATTTGGCGACTGTCATGGAGATGAATTAACCGGGTGGCTTCCTCTTGAAGAACTCGATCTGCATGAAGTATTAGCAGAGTATTTACCAGGAGCTGCACTACCATATATCCAAAGTCATACTTTAATCGGTAATCAGTTATTTAAAACATTAGAATCATCGGTAGAACATAAAAAAACATGATAACACAGCAAGTTTCGACAAACTCTGTAATACCATACTCAAAGAATCCAAGAAAAAACAAAGATGCAGTTAGAAAGGTGGCATCTTCAATACGTCAGTTTGGGTTCAAACAGCCGATTGTTGTCGACAAAGACATGGTTATTGTAGCTGGTCACACCAGACTTGATGCAGCAAAAGAACTAAGCCTGGATAAAGTGCCAATAGTCGTAGCAGATGATTTAACTGACGCTCAAATAAAAGCGTACAGAATTGCAGACAATAGGGTAAGCCAAGAGTCTGAGTGGGATTATGAACTACTCAAGTTAGAGTTCAACGACTTGGTAGAGCTAGACTATAACCTTTTAGACACAGGCTTTGACCAAGAAGAATTAGATAAATTATTAGATATAGAAAACAAAGGATTAACGGACGATGATGCCGTTCCTGATACTCCTGAAGAACCTATAACTAAATTAGGCGATATATGGTTATTAGATAACCACAGACTGCTGTGTGGGGATGCTACTAAAGAGGAAGATGTAAATACGCTAATGGACGGAGCTAAAGCTGATATGGTTTTTACTGATCCGCCTTATCGCATGGATGTCGAAGGTGGTAGTAATCAACCTATTGGTAAAGCTGCTGCAAAGCTCGGAAGTTTAATCAAACATTTATGTGATTTTGACCCAAACGCGTTTCTTAATACTATGCCAACAGTCTTTCCTTTAAGGAAGATGAACGCGTACATATTTTGCAATAAAGACCTTGTCCCTGATTATTTAAACTGGGGAGTTGAATCAGGATACGCCTTTAATATTTTATTTTGGAAAAAACCAAACGCAATTCCGCTTGGTGGACAATGGAGACCAGATGTGGAATATCTTTTGGTGTTTCGTAAAAGTGCCACATGGAATAATGCTGTCCCAAATGTGAATTATTCAAAGTCATTAGAACACAAAAGAGAAAATCATACGTCACACCCAACCATGAAGCCTGTTGCCCTTATTGAAAATCAATTAAAGATTGCGTCAAATACCAAAAGTATAGTTATAGACCTATTTGGTGGTTCAGGCAGCACCATGATTGCTTGCGAGAAAACAAGCCGAAATGCTTATTTAATGGAACTTGATCCAAAATATTGTGATGTAATAGTTAAGCGGTGGGAAGATTACACCGGGAAGAAAGCAGAACTTGAAAAGAAGGAAGCTGCATAATGGCAAGACCAAGTATTAAAATAGACAACGATCTGTGCTTAAAGGCAGAATCTTTAGCAGCACAAGGATTAACCTCAGACCAAATAGCATCTGTACTTGGTATGGGAGAATCAACCCTATATGAAAAACAGAAGCAATATCCAGAGTTTTCAGAGGCTATAAAAAAGGGAAGAAGTAAAGGCATCGCAACCATAACCAATACTCTATTTAATAAAGCAAAGTCTGGCGACAACACAGCGATGATTTTCTATCTTAAAAACAGAGCTGGTTGGAAAGACAAAGTTGAAACAGAACACTCAGGAGAGATTGGACAAAACCTTAATTATATAGTGCGACTACCCTTAATCCCGGAGGATAGTGAATCATGGGCGGATCAGTACACACCAGCAAAACTAGACAGTTAATAGCTTGGAGTCCTCAACCTGGTCCACAAACAGCTTTTGTTAGTTGTCCTTGTTTCAGTATTTTATTTGGCGGTTCGAGGGGCGGTGGAAAATCTGATGCTCTGTTAGGAGAATGGATAAGCCACGCTGACTTATATGGTGCTGATGCTTCAGGGCTAGTGATTAGACGAGAGAGAACTCAATTAATAGATTTAATTGAGCGTTCTAAAATGATCTATTCTAATCTAGGATGGAAATACGAGGACGTTAATAAATTATGGCGCAGTCCAAATGGAGCAAGACTCCGCTTTGCCTATCTTGAAAGAGACAGCGATGCAAATGGTTATCAAGGCCATAGCTACACAAGACTTTACATAGAAGAAGCTGGAACATTTCCAAGACCAGAACCTATCTATAAGTTGATGGCAACACTCAGGTCAGGCAACAATGTGCCTGTTGGAGTAAGACTAACAGCTAATCCGGGTGGTCCCGGACACAACTGGGTTAAAGCAAAATACATTGATCCAGCCCCACAAGGTTGGGAGATACATAAAGAAATATTTGACGATCCTTTTGGTGGCGAAAGCATTGAAAGAGATTGGGTATTTATTCCAAGCACAGTAAAAGACAATAAATATCTAGGTAAAGACTATATTGCTAACCTTCAGATGGTTGGCTCACCTCAGTTGGTCAAAGCATGGCTTGAAGGAGATTGGAACGTAATCGAGGGTGCTTTCTTCAGCGAGTTTGGTAAGCGCCACATCATAGAACCTTTTGAAATCCCAGAGCATTGGACACGATTCATAAGCATGGACTGGGGAAGTGCTGCACCTTTTAGTGTTGGTTGGTATGCAGTATCAGACGGCTCAATAGAAGGCATCTCAAAGGGTTGTTTGGTTAAATATCGTGAGTGGTACGGCACAAGAGAGCCTGGAAGTAATGTTGGTCTTAAACTGACAGCAGAAGAAGTTGGTGCCGGGATCGTAGAAAGAATGGCCGAAGATGAAAGGCTTGATGATGCGGTACTCGATCCATCTGCCTTTGCAAGAGATGGTGGTCCTTCCCATGCAGAACGAATATACGAAGCATCCGGGAATGTAATCAGCTTCAGAAGAGCTGACAATAAGCGGGTATCAAGAAAAGGTGCAATGGGTGGCTGGGATAATCTCCGGGCAAGACTAAAGCCTGAACCACCAATGATTCTATTCTTTTCAACGTGTACCGAAACAATTAGAACGATTCCAATGATGCAACACGATGTCCAAAGGCCAGAGGACGTTGATACTGATGGCGAGGATCATGCAGCAGACGAAACACGCTACGCTTGTATGTCGAGACCATTTATTAAGAAAGCAAAAGATAAGAAAGAAATAAACCCACAGACGATGAAAGGTCGCTCAGAGCGCACCATTATGCAAATGATTGAAGAACGCAAACGATTAAGACAACAACAAGAGGATTATTGATATGCCATACGGAGAAGGTACTTACGGAAATACAAAAGGCAGACCGCCAAAGAAAAAAAATAACACGAATAAAACAACCAAGAAAAATAAAAATACTGGCTTTATTGGTGAGGTAATGAAACGCAAAGGTTACCCAATGTAATATGATTAATTATAAGAACCCGCTATATGGCGACTCGCCTGAAGATTTAGTCAAGTACTGGCTTGACGAATTAGAAGATTCAGACAAAACAGAAAAAGACTGGCGAGATGATGCTAAAGCGGTTGTTGACATTTATCGTGGCGAGGATGTTTCTTCAACAGCGATTGGTTCAGATGGTCAGAAAATGCGTAAGAATACGTTTAATATTCTTTGGTCGAATATCGAAACATTAAAACCAGCAATATATAACAAGACTCCTGTTCCGAATGTACAGAGAAGATTCAAAGACGAGGACCAGCTTGGCAAAGCTGTGGCACAAGTCTTAGAGCGCTCGCTTGAGTTCATGGTGGATGCCTCAGATTTTGACAGACCAATGAGTGATGCGGTTGACGATTATTTATTAGTCGGTCGTGGTGTTACCAGAGTCAGGTATGTGCCTACCTTTGGAACACCTGAACAGCCTGAAGGTGAAATGCCTGGTGAGATGGAAGAAAATTATGAAGAGCCAGTTGGTGAAGTAGTCAGAGAAGAAGTTGTTGCTGAATCTGTTGCTTTTGAAGATTTCAGAAGAGGAACAGCTAATAAATGGACAGAAGTAAATTGGGTTGGTTTCCAACATAAATTAACGAAACAAGATATTGAAGAGAAGTTTGGCGAGGAAATGGCTGACTCAGTCGGGATAGATGTTTACAAAGAAGAGGATGATACTTATGACAATGAAACAAACCGATCCCAAAGAGAAGGCCGAGTCCGAGTCTGGGAAATCTGGTGTAAAGAAACAAAGAAGGTATACTTTATTGCACCTTCCTTCAAAGACAAACCACTTAAAGAAGCAGACGATCCATTAGGTTTATCCGGGTTCTTCCCGGTGCCAAGACCAATATATACTTTGACAACAACGGATTCATTAATCCCTGTCAGCGAATATTATCTATATAAAACACTAGCGACTGAGTTAAACAATGTCACTAAGCGTATTATTGATATTTTAAAAGGTCTGAGGCTACGAGGAATCTACGACTCCAGGATGTCTGAAATTGAACGTCTGATGGATTCTGGCGATAACAAGATGATTCCGTTAGATGGTGCATCTCAGTATCTCGATGCTGGTGGATTAGATCGTGCAATATGGATGATGCCTATTGACAAATACGTTGGTGTTGTAAATCAACTATATGCGTATCGTCAAAACCTGATTACCTCAATTTATGAGATAACAGGTATCTCCGATGTGCTACGAGGAACTTCAGTTGCCTCTGAGACTGCAACAGCACAAAGCATAAAAGCTAACTACGGCAGCATGAGACTGCAACGCAGACAAAGAGAAGTCCAGCGCTATGCCAGAGATGTTATACGTCTGATGGCAGAGGTTATCGCAGAACAATTCTCAGTAGATACTTTGCAGAAAATGACAGGATTGAATTTCCCGACAGAAGAAGAAAAGGCAATGATGCAATCGCAAATGCAAATGCAGATGCAACAGTTCCAAATGCAAGCCCAGCAGATGCAAATGCAAGGGCAACAACCAGCGCCACCACCGCAACCTGATCCGCAAATGCTCGAAAGATTAGAGCAACCCACATGGGAGCAGATTCAACAAGTCGCAAGAGATGATTTAATGCGTGAGTTTAAGGTTGATATTGAGACTGATTCAACTGTCGCTGCTAACGATGCAGAACAGCAACAGAACATAACCGAACTGTTGACTGGCATTACCTCATTCTTAAGCGGAATAGGACCAGCCGTTGAAAGCGGTGCTGTACCTATGGAAACTGCCAAGTCATTGCTAATGGCAGCGGTTAGACGATTTAAGCTCGGTACAGAAGTTGAGACTGCCGTTGATAAGATTGGCGATCAACCTATACAGAACCCGGAACAACAAACTGGGGAAAGTGGTGAGGCTGAAATGGCTAAACAACAAGCAGAGATGGCCAGACTTCAATCTGAACAGCAAGCTGAAATGGCTAAACAGAAAATGGAACTTGAATTAGCTCAATCTAAACATCAAATGGAAATGCAGAAACTCGAAAGAGAAGCACAAATAGATCAAGCTGACCATCAAATGAAAATGCAAGAGATGCAAGCTAAAGCTCAATCCAAGATAGTAGGATTATAATGCCTAGTTATAAAGAGGAACTTGCAAGATTTTTAAGAGAGCGTGGTGTAGATATTAATGTTGAAAGGTATGTTGAAGAAAGCGAACAAAACGATAGCCCATTAAGTTTTGGAGTATATGGCGGTTATGATCCAACTCAAGTGGGTGTTGAACTGCCAAGTGGCAACGTAAATATAGGACGAGAACAGGCTTTTGCTCAAGGTGGTGTTGGTCTTAATTTAGGCGATCCAGAAGGTGTTAATTTGAGTACAGACTCAAGATTTAATTATTTTAAGGGCGAAGATCAATTACCAAAAGAATTTGGTGGGGAAACCATAAAATATGGTACTGATGGAATAAGATATGGCGGTACTAATGTAAGGCTAGGATTACCAAGTGGACTTAGTGCAACTTGGAATCAAAGACCTGATGAAGATGATGTTTTCAGAATCAATTATAATAGAAGATTTCAAGGATTATAACTATGCACACAAAAATAATAGGATTATAACTATGCCACATAATATGTATCATCAAGAACAAAACAAAACTCTTAGTATGGCAGATTTACTAAGATTAAATAATGTAAATAGTGCAGCGCCAACAAGTATTCCGCCACCTAGCGATCCAAATGTGGTAAGAGAAAACGAAGCAATGTTGATGAACCAAATGAGAGACAATTCTGCGACAGGCGGTGCTTTAGGACAAATTTCTGATGCTGAAATGGGTACAATGGCTGGTGCAATGGGTACAATGGGTGCAATGGGTAATTTAGGTGGGATGGCTACTGAATCTCCGTATAGTCCAACAGCTCTTTCTGAAGAAGATAGGATGTTATTAGATCAAATGATGCGAAATCAAGCAATGTACGGAACTATGTAATGCACGATTTAGGTCACGCAATAAGTCAAGGTATGACAGAAGAAGAATATATGATGATGCTGCGCCAGCAACAAATGGGTGCTAGTCAACAAGCTGGTCCCGGATTAGTACCACCTGTGGTTAATTTACCTGAAGCATATGGATTACCTCAAACAGAATTAGTCGCTCAACAGCCAAATGTCATTGGCTCTTTGCCACCTACAATTACACCAATCGTTGATTCTGGAGCAACTATGACAGATGATCAATTAATGGCATCTTTGCTTCAACCTGAATCTTTCCAAACAGATATGCAAACATTAGCAGACCAATCAGCTTTAGCTAATGCACTTAGAACCATGAGTCCAGACGATCTTGCGTTTACATAATGGCTGGCAAGGGAGATAAAAGAAGAAGAGCAGCAATTTCAACTGCTCAATTTGAGGAAAACTTTAATAAGATATTTAGTGTTTCGAAAGAAAAAAG